GAGCGTTATTTTCAGCTGTTTTGCTGCGAGTCTTTGCCATTTAATTTATTTCCTATTTTTAGATATTTGCTACCACTATGTGTAACTTGTTCTACTTCTAATACGCCCAGTGACTCTAAAACTTCCAAACATTGGAGCATTTCTGCTTGGGATTGGCAGTGAATGCCCCCTTGCCGAAGCAATTTGTTGAATTGCTCAAAGCCAAAAGTAGTCACAAACATAGGAGCATATGTAGGAAACAGTTCCAGTATCTCTGCCAGTGGATTGTAACTGCTTTTGGTGAATTTCATGAGTCCAACAGTTCTGCAATGCTGGGAAACTCCAGCTTGATGATCTCAAAACACTGTTCTGCTACCACACGATGCTCTTTTTGTGTTCCCAGCTCAGTACGCAGCAAACAATAGTGAAGCCAGCTGCGCAGAGTGCCTGCCATGTATAGCCGACTCTGAGTGTTGCCTTCAGGCAACACAGCACGCGCTTGTTCTTTTGCAATGCCGTTTGTGAGTGCCCAAGTATATACATCACGAGTTTTGTGCAGCAGTTCAAGCTGCTTTTCCTGCCACATGTCTTGCAGCTCACGATCGGTAGTTTCGTGACTGGCTTGCCGGTTCTTTGAATCTTGCATGCGTGCCTCACGAGTTTCAAAGCCCAGCGATTCAGCACTGGCATACCGCTGAGAAAACTCCTGAAATGCGAAACTGCGGTGACGCAAGATTTGACGTGCAATGTCTCGGGTTGTGTTGATTTCCATGGTTAAGGAAACCATCTCAAACGGACTCCAGTGTTGATTCTTCATCAGGTACTGGAGCAGACGGGGAGCTGTTTCGGAGTTCATTTGATTGCTTGGATTTGAGACTCTGGCAGCATACGCCACCAAGTCTTCCACAGATTCAACGCCTGGCAACCGTGGTTGAGTTACACCTACTAAAACAACTGTACTCATTCACCATCCTCGGTGTTCCAGTAGTCTACCAGCGCCTCTACTTCACGAATACGCTTGTTGAAAAGCTGTTCGGCTTCGCTGGCTGCACTGTACACACCTTCTACACCAAACATTGCGGTGCCAAAGCTCTGCACAAACTCACGGTCAATTGGAATCATGCGGCTGCATGTATCGTAGATGTAAAACATGTCTTCTTCTACCACAATCTTGTAGAAGAAATTATTTCCGTTTTTGTCTTGAAAGTAATTTTCAAAGTCTTCTGAATTTTCAGGTGTAACAGGGCCAAAGTAAAATTGATAGGTTGTTTCGTTCATTGTTGTGGTTGTTGTGGGTGAAAGATCTATTATAGCCTAAAGAGGGCTCGGATTCAAGTTAAAATTTTCAAAACAAAAAGCCACCCTGAGGTGGCTGGTGTGAGGTTGAGTTTCGATCTCAGTCTAGTTGTTTCACAGACAACGGTGCTCCCATTACACTATCCTCACCGCTGATTAAAACTTATTGCGGATGTAGCGTGCAAACCAGCCCAGGCCTGTTCCCACTAGAATACCGAATAAGAATACAAGAGCTGCTGCTAAATCACCCATCACTGGAACTTCTCCAGCTTGTTGAGATTGGCACACCGGCCGTCTTCGTCTTTGTACGACTTAGTTTGGAATTCCACTTCTTGCATGCAACCGTTAATTCCCTTGCCAACACCGTTGGTTTGGCACTTGATCTTGATTGACTTGCCGTTGTCAAATTGTAGATCGCCTGAAGCCCAGCCGTCACCGTAACGGCATTGTGGGGTAATGCTGGAGTCTGACTGCATTAAAATACGAGTAGGTTTTGCATTCCACACAGGGTGTACAGTGCCTTCTGGCCAAGCTTGAGGAAAGTAGCTGTTTGCGTTCTTTTGAGCATTCAGCCGTGAAATGGTCATGTTGCCGTCCACAATGTCTTGAGGAGCACGATCTGGGCCGCAGGCGGCCAGGGTTAGTGCAGCGGCTAGGGTCACAGCAGTAAATAGGCGAGTCATTTTAGTTTGGTTGAGTTAAAGTTGTTTGGTACCCCGGGCCGGACTCGAACCGGCATGCCTTGCGGCGAGGGATTTTAAGTCCCTTGCGTATACCGTTTCGCCACCGGGGCCATGCTTAAATGGTAAACATCCTGCGCAGGTTCCACACAATGCTGTGATCGCCTTCAGTGCGTGCAGGCACCAACACAGTGGCACCGTCTAGAAAGTTGTCTAGGGCACGTCGAGCACCGACCTTTTTACTAAAGGTATCGTGTGGCGAGCAGTAGGCAACAGCAACTTCTACCATGCGACAGTTGTTGAACTCGTTGGCTTTGCGATAAGCAATGGTTACACCGCCAGGCTCGTCAGGCTCGAAACTGTGACAAATGCGAATGCTCTCTGCTTGAGCCAGTGCACCGGTGTCCAATGCATCGCCCGTGGCCCATTCTTGCTCAATGTCTTGGGCAATGGCCGTCATGGTTGCAAAAGGCCACATTGCTGTATGTTGAAAGGGAAGCATGGCATTAACGTAGTGTTGTGCTGACATTTGTTTGATTTCTCAGTTTGTAAGATACAATTATAAACAGATTTTGACTCACATTCAAGATCAAAATTTTGGCGATGCGTGCGAGAATCGAACTCGCGTAAGCGGATAGACAATCCGCAGTAATAACCTCTATACGAACGCACCATAAGTTTAGTAAACAGGGAAGTTAATTTAAAGTACGCAGCGCTACGTACTACAATGTGTTTACTAAACTTATGGCCCAACCTCTTGGAATCGAACCAAGTTCACTGGAGCTTCACACCAGCGCTATGACCACATCAGCTAAAGTTGGGCTGCAGTTACATCAATGCTGCAAAATCTCGTTCAAAGCTGCCGCCGCCTGCGCGCTTCATGTCGTGACGTTCAGGATCATAGTCTTCAGCCCACCCGTCAATGTTATCGCTATAGCTATCTGAGTTCCAGTCAGCGTCTTCTTCGTCTTCGTTGTAAAGCTCGGCAGGGTAGTATCCATAACGCTCAGCGTGGTCTACAGCCATGTGCCAAACTTCTTGTGCAATCTCTTCTTCGGTAGCATCATCTTCAACTAGGAGTGCTTCAGTGCCGTCCATGCCTGCAAAGCCAACACTCAGATGAACAATCATTTTGCGCATTTGATTTCCTATTTATCTAAAGATAAATTATATAATGAATTAGGCTGAGTTTCAAGCCTTTAAAACGGCACGTCTTCCCAGTAATCGTCTTGGTCACTGTGAGCGTAGTAGACTTCTTTTGACTTAGCTACTTCTTTTTCGGCTTTGGCGCGTAGGGCTTTGTCAAAGCACCGCTTATCAAGTTCCTTGCTTAAGGCAACGGCATTATTTTTGGAGGCCCAAAGCAAATACTCCGGCTCAAACTCCAGCATATAGCTGATGCTTTTACCGGAGTGGGCACCAAACGTGAGTTTGTCGTCTAGTTCCAAGCACTTTTTAACTTTAGTGAATTTGATGCTCATTTTACATAAAAACCTAGTCGTGTGCGGGGCAGCAAGTTGTCTGCACCGTCTACACTGGGAATCCAGGTGTAACCGGGTGGTACATTGACGATTTCATCACTCCACACAGGAATCAAATGTTCATACTCTTGAGGATCAGGAGACCAGCGCAAATGCACTTCAATGATTTTGTTCTCAATAAACTCAACATTGATGTGTGCGCAATCTTGTAAACTGTTGAATAGAAACGGCAGTTTTGTTGAGTGGTAATCATCACACCGTTTCCAGCTTGTAAAACGGTATAACTCGTCTGGCTCGTTGTAGCCTTCAAATGCCCTTACTTGCTGCCAGCCGTTGATGTTCCACTGAAAGTCAATGCTGCGTTGTGTACCTTTAAACTGTTCACACCAAAAATGCCCTGCAGGAACAGTGTGCGTGTCGTAGGGGGTTAGATACTTTACTTTAGCGCCTAAACCCATACCACGTAGGTTATACACAGGTCGCACAACATAAACTCCCGGTTTAGTTACTGCAATACCGCCGGGCCCGCAATCATAGCCCAGAGTTTCGCTGAGCCACAGTTTGTTGAACCACAGCCTGTGTTGTGGAAAGGCGTGCCAAGCGGAGTTGTCGTCAGTTATCATGTGATGGTAGTTCCTGGGAATTCCGAGATCCCGACCTCCGCCGTGTAAAAGCGTTGCTCTGCCTCTGAGCTAAGGAACTCTCGTAAGTGGTGTGAGACAAGGGATTCGAACCCTTTCCTTTTGGGTGGAAGCCAAAGATGCTAGCCGTTGAACACTAGTCCCACTAGGGTGGTGCGGGTGCCGAGGATCGAACTCGGGTCTAAACGTTGGCAACGTTCGATTCTACCATTGAACTACACACGCATTAAAGTTGAAAACAACGCACAAAACCGTGGTTGTCGAAATACCACACCAAGTAGTGTGGTGTGGGTTCAGGGAACAGCACAATCATTCGCGTTCTAGCCGGTCCAGCAATCGATACATCTTGCGCTTGTGCAGGCGGGCTGCTAGGCCACGGTGCTTGGGAGCAGGTCCACAACAATTACAGTGCCAGCCACCTGGACCAACCACACCATTGTGCCGCACGTTAAACAAGTTTGTTTTCATAAGAACCTTTCTGGAAACACGTACTGGAATCAAACCAGTCTGGGAAGGGTTGCAGCCAACCACCTAGTCACTCGGTCAACGTGTTATTGATTTCTAGTGCTGAGATCCACGAATCTCCGCCGGCTACACTTTCATGTAGCTCGTTTACATCTTCGTAGTCGGTTTGCAAGAATGCACAAAGTGCTTGAAACTCTGTTTTAGCATAAACTAGGGCTTGCACCAGTGTTCCTGCATGCCCATTAAAGTACGCTACCACAAAGGTTTTGTTTTCGCCTAGGCCGTCGTGTTGCAGCTGCATGTAGTTTTTGTACAGGTGATAGCTCATGTTTGCTTAATGGCGGAAGAGGGGAGAATCGAACTCACCAAGGCTATTTCTAACTCAACGGTTTTCAAGACCGGTACCGTCGCCAATCGGTTTGCTCTTCCAAGTATCTTGGCTTTTATCTACTACGTCTGTGGTATCTATAGACTTATCTTGTATGTGAATGGCAGCAGCTGCACGCTTGCAAGCGGCTAGGGTATCAAATACACACTTGCCGTGTTCACCGTACTTATACTTGCCGTTGGAACATTTCTGGCAAGGCATGGTTACTTGCTGGTAGACTTGCTTGCAGCTTGAGCTGGTCGAGCTACGGGAGCTGCAACTACAGGAGCTTTAACAGGCTCGGGGGTTTTTGCCGTTGGCTTAGCCACAGGCTTAGCTGTGGGGGCAGGAGTAGCATGCGCAGCGTGAGCCGAAGCACGTGCTGCTACAGTGACGGCATTGCTGGTAAGGGCAAGCACGGCTAGGGCAATGGAAACAACGAATTTTTTCATTTTGATTTCTTTGTTGGCGGAAGCTATAGGAATCGAACCTATCGGCCCATTTCTGAACTGGGGCTTAGCAAGCCCTTGTTGCACCTTGCAACGCAGCTTCCAGTTGTTGAATCCGCGCAGCAGCTTCTTCCAGTAAGTCTGCTATACGGTCAGGTTTGTTTTCCTGAACAGACTTTCTGGTTGGAATCTGCCGGCGAATTTGTGCACGAGTTTGCAGTCGATAAACTAGGTCAGTGTGTGAGTCGGACATGTTTTTCACATTCAGGGCACTCAATATACGGTACCCAGGTACCGTCGCCTAAGTAGTCTTCATGCCAAGCTTCTTGCACGTCACTGGGACTGTACTCTAACAGAGAGCCACAGTGTTGGCAGAAAATTTCTCGAACAGCTTGTCTAATTACTCGTACGGTCATAGTTTTAGTTGGTTGTGTGGTGGTAAAAGTAGGATTCGAACCTACGACCCCAGCCGTATGAGAGCCGTGCACTACCGCTGTGCTATTCTACCAGGTATTTTTTATAAAGCAGTTCCCAAACTTGGGCATCGCCGTTTATGGCTTGTTCACTTTCAGTTTCAAACTTGCAAACTGCGCACTCATACCAGCACCACTGAAAGCAATCACCGCGAATCTCTGCACATGCAGTTGAGTCAGGAACTAACTTGTGGGCTGGCCCGCAGCGGGGACAGTTTAGACTCCAGGCATCAAAACTCATATTTGCTTTCTGTGTGGTACGTCCCGAGAGAATCGAACTCCCGTCTAATCGTTCGTAGCGATTGATATTTTCCACTATACTAGGGACGCTTTATGTGGCTCCGGAGGCAGGGATCGAACCTACGACCAATTGATTAACAGTCAACTGCACTACCGCTGTGCTACTCCGGAATTGTATGGTTTAAACTTACGTGGTCCACTACGCTGTACACGTTCCAGTGTGTCCAGTTCTCGGGGCTGTGCGGTTACCGAACAGTCACAACCAATCTTGCCTGCACTGGTTACCATGTAACGAATCCAGCGTTCCAGCTCGTGAGCTGGCGGTAGTCGGAAGTCGTCGTAGATGGTCAATTCAATTTTGTAGGTTTGATGTGCACTATCGTACATTAAGTATGCTCGATGATTTTAATGGAGGTTTTTGCAATAGCAGCTTGACACACAGCACAAGGCCGGGCCAGGGCCGGAGAACCGTCTTCACGATACCGAAAGACAACAAGTTTGTGAGCCCGAGCAAGGTCTGGGCACTTGATAATGGCATCAATTTCGGCATGAAGAAACATTTTATGCGGTTCTCCGGCCATAACAGCGTAGTGTGCTTGCAATGGGTGCGTTTTTACATAACTATTCTTGCCCAAGCTAAGCACTTGGCCGCGCTTGTCATAAATAACGGCAGTAATTGTGTACTTTTTGCTCAAGTGATTTCCTGATTTGTTAAAACAATTATAGAGTGTTTTAACACAGAAATCAAATCAATATTTTAGTTGGTAGCCTATAAGAGAATCGAACTCTTCTTTACGGGATGAAAACCCGGTGTCCTGACCACTAGACGAATAGGCCTTAATAATGGGGCACCGAGGAAGCCATTTACTCGATATTAAGTTTTTATCCAGGGCTGGCTGACCAGAGGTCAGGGATACCTAGTGCTGAAACACCACAACTTGGTGCGCAAGGAGAGACTCGAACTCTCACCCCTTTCGAGACTGGCTTCTAAGACCAGCGTGGCTACCATTACACCACTCGCGCATTATTTGTTCGTTTATATTTAGATTTAGATATATCACAACCTAAAGCTTTTGCTCTTTTCTTTATACCATTATCAGAGTAACCAAACATTTTTCCTAATGCTGTCCAAGCCATATTAGGAATTAGTTCTTCTAATACTTCTTTTGTTAGTTCTTTGTTTTTAATACTTGCTATAGAAGCGCATGTTAAAGAACAATTAACTGAATTAGAGTTATGTGGTTTAAATTCTGTACTACATACAGGACATATGTGAGCAGCTACACTACCATTGTGTATAATGGCATGTTGTTCTGCTGTTAATACTTCTAAGTTATCAGGAGAATTATTTAACCTATTTTCGTCTATGTGGTGAACATGGTCTTCTTTAGTAAGCCACTTACCTAGTTTAATTGAAGCTACGTGTCTATGATAATAGACAGACCCATCTGACACATAGTGCAGAGGGTGATCCCAATCTCTAAATTGTACATAGCCGTTCTTTAGCCCGGCTAATATCTTTATTTCTTTACTATACATATACTTCCTATATAAGTGGGAAGGCTAGACAGTAATATAGGTACTGTCAGGGGAGCTACCCTTTTCACCTTAAATGGTACCGGCTACTGGAATCGAACCAGTGTTTTCGCTCAATTATCTATTGAGTGCTTTACAGAGGTATAAGCTCTGCCCTAAGGCCAACATTAGCAAAGCCGGCATATATTCAAAAACTCTTCCATTAGGGTACACACAGGTCATGAACAGATATGCCCAACTATAAATGTGGGCTATAAGGGTTCCATCTAGCTATGTTTTTCGCCGTGATGCTAGCACGACCGCACTATATAAGGTGTGCGCCTATGTGTACTCTAATGGAGGGTGGGCCTAGAGAAAAGACGATTCACTCTAGATTAAGTTTTTATCTGCGCCCATCTGCGCAACCTTGAAACACCCATATTGGTACCCGATGCTGGACTTGAACCAGCGACCTAACGCTTATCAAGCGTGTGCTCTACCAGCTGAGCTAATCGGGTGGAGATTACCGCTTAGACTTCCGAAGTGCCGCGACCCGCTTCATGCGTTCTGCACTGAGCTCGCGCTCACGCTTGTTGTGTTCTTGATTAGCTCGTGGATCTGATTCACGTTCTTTGAAATACATAGTTTTCCTAGTTAAAGAAGTATTATAAACTAAAACACCGTTTGAATCAAGAGAATATTTCTGGCAGAGGGTGAAAGAATCGAACTTTCAACAACGGAATCAAAATCCGTGGTTATACCATTTAACTAACCCCCAACTGCTTCCATATTTTAACATACTATAATAGCTAGGCAGAGCCGTCTTTCACCAATGCTGTCCTTTATCACTGGTGATCTGACGTAATATGTTAAAATATGGTAGGCCCGGAAGGTAACGATCCTTCTTTTACTGGTTAAAAGCCAGTTACTTTACCTTTAAGTTACGAGCCCAAAATTACTCAAACAGCTCGCGTTTCTGTTTTTGACGCAGCTGTTTGTTGGTTTTGCGATGTGAGCCAGCGCCACTGCGCTGCATGTGCTTGGTTACAAAATTACGTGGTTTCATGGTAGTACCTCAGGGTAGCGTGCCCTGTGGGGCACGCTTGATTTCGATTTCTAAGAGATTATTGTAAGTGATTTAGGGTCGTGGTTCAAGAGAAAAATTACGGTGCTTTCACAGTGATTAACTTGAATATCCACGAAGCCATGGAAACTACCGCAGTTCCTAGGATCATGAGACCCCACTTGATGGCGTTGTCTCGATCTTTTTCTAGGGCTTTGATTTTAGAGTCACTGCGCTGAAGGTGTTCTTCCAGTGCTGAGATTTTTTCTTGCAAGACAGCTACTGTAATAGCGGTTGCAAGTGCGGTGTCATTTTCGGCCATAATCGGCTCCCTGTTTGGTACTAACTAGATTGTTACATCATTGTTTAATAGCCTAAGTTCAGTGTTAATATTTAGAGACAGAAAAATCAGCTTAGCCTTGTGAGCTGAAGCTGACTGAAAATGGTGGTGGACATGGGGAGGATCGAACTCCCATAAACGGCTTGCAAAGCCGCCGTAATCCCATTATACTACACGCCCAATAATTAAATACTATCTGATCTATTTAGGGGTCTGATGCTTTCATCCCACAGCGACTAATCAGTTATATCAGGACGCTTTCCTCGCCAGTTGCGCCCGAGTAGTGTACACGTCTGCACACGATACCTTGATAGTACTTAATTATTGGCCTCTCCTCACGGAATCGAACCGCGTCCAAGTGGTTTGGAGTCACTTGTGCTACCGGAACACTTAGGAGAGAATAAGACAATTAAAAAAGCAGCCTAGATACAGCGAAACTTAGTTTAGGTTCAGATAAACTGTGTTGTTATGCTAAGGCTGCTTATGCTGCTTTTTTAATTGGTCTCCATACAAGGATTTGAACCTTGACCAATGCGCCCCAAACGCATCATGCTACCAGATAACACTTTACGGAGATTAATGCTGGTTACTACCATCCAGCGTAAGTGTTGAGCGCCGAACACACCGTGGTTTACGCTATAACGCGAGTACAGGTTTTATAGTTCAAGCGCCTTACAGATTTTTGGTTGCGGAAGCAGGAGTCGCACCTGCGGTCTCCAGGTTATGAGCCTGGCGGATTTCTACTTTCCCATTCCGCGGTTAACTATTGTGAGAACGAATTGACAGCTCAAAATGATCCCAAAGCTGTTCAAATCGCAGCTGATATAGGGTTTTCAGCGCTTTCAGCATGTCTGCTACACCGTCTTGAGTTAGCTTGCTTTCAAGCACAGCTTCGTTGAGGGTGTCTAGGTCGTCGGTAATTTGCCAGCAACGCATGAGACTTTGTTCATGATCAAAACGATTGTAAGATGCCATGGTGTGTTTGTGTTAGTGAATAGTTATTATAACTGAAAAGCAAAGCGCCAGCAAGTGTAAAATTTAATTGGTAAATTCTTCGTACACCTGGTCTGAGACGTCTGTGCACTGCTCAACACCGTTGATCTGGCACCAGTAGTCCCAGACATACAGTGCATCAGCATTGTGGCCCGGAGGGCCTACAAGCTCATAGCATCGACTAGAGCGTGTGATGCCTTGTCGTGATTCGGGGTCAAAGCTGACCACACGGCTAGAAACTCGGCCTTCACGGTATAGAGTCTCTAGCCCACAAAAGTGTCGATCACCGTTGGGCAGTTCAAATACCCGCCAGGAAACCAGATGTGCTTCAGGATGTTCTTGAACCGGAGCCACTCGCCACACAGACATTTTTACCTCTCGTTTACCAATGCCGCCACACACCTAGCATAATTACTAGGTTAGTGATTAAATAACTCAACACTAACAGGGTACGTACAATGCTTACGTGATCTGATAGTTCGATGCTCATGCTGGCCCGTTCGCCAATGGCCTTCTGCCACACGTACCACCAGTACTTCTTTTTATTTGTTTTCATAGGCTACCAGTAGTAAAAATGTGGCTTGCGGCCAGTATCCACAAAGTCAAAGTCTTCTAGGTCATAGATGCAACGCAAGCTCTGATTCTCACGCGCACGTTGTGGGCGGTTCATCATGATGTGCGTCCACCAGCTGGGAGTGCCCATCCAGTGATGTTCAGTATCTACATGCTTGCGCTTTTTG